AAGTTCTTCACCATCTGGAGCAGGTAGGAAACGAATGACAGCATAACCATTACCAGACTTATCAAGTTCTGGTTTCCACAGACGATCATCAGCACTATTGCTACTGGTATTGAGTTTTTCTACTTCCTTGACCAGTTTGGCAGTTAGATTGCCAAGTGAAGACTGCTTCTTTAGATTTGAAAAGGACATTCGGATTACCTCGGTTTGTTTGTATTGTGGCTTGTGTGCTCTGCAATTATAGCAGGCATCATATTTATATGTCAACCAACTTCGTCTGCGAGTTGCTGCTTCAGTTGGACGATCAGTTTGGACAGATTTGAAAAGACAGCATTCATCTCCACATTTTCTGGGAACCCAATTAAGGATGCAGAGTCTTTAATTCTTTGTTTCATTTCAATAGCATCAGAATCGTCAGATAATGACATTCTCATATAAAGAATTTGCTGCTTTTCTAATAATTTTTCCAGATCATTAATATGCTTGAGTTTTTCTTCACGATCTAATTTTGGAAACTCAAATACTTTTGAGTAAACTTTCTCTTGTAATTTTGAGACCTCTAACATCTCATCTTGTACAATTTTTGAATCAAAAAATCCACTCATAGTATCATCTCCTTTAATAGTTTTTTGAATTTAAATATATCGATATTTAGAAAGGGATTATATTTTTTTAATCTGAGACTAATTAATTGCCAAATGGGATCATCTAGTTTATTGTTAAAATGTCTAGAAAATCCAAGTATTTTGTCTAATATTAAAAGTGTCTCAATACTAATTTTATTACTCAAATACAATTTGACAATTTTTGGATGTCGATTCTCCTCAATCTTGAACATACCATCGAAATTGTCTCTGGTGAAATTTTGTCCAACTTCTTCTTTGAAGATGTATGTGATTGATTGAATTCTTTTTTGCCAGGATTGATAGTTAGTATTTCCATTTCTAATAATTTCTCCAATCCATAAAGTTTGTGGGTCTTCACACGAAATGAAGTTAGAAACAAAAAAGTCCCTAACTTCATCATCACTCTTCTGTCTGGATATTTTTTCAAACCAATACCTATCCTTTCTTTTATAGAAAGAATTTAATGTTGCTCTTGTTTTACCACAATACTTGTGGTAGTCGAAACTATCTTTTGTAAAATGATTTTTAAGAGCAACGTATGTTTTATAGCAATCAAATGGAGTCATCATAAAAAACCCTACGCGTGAAAAATTTTGGGAATTTTTTTTCGACCAAAAATGGATTTAAAAGTCGATTTTCAAATTGAGAGTCTTGCTCTACTACTTCTCTTGAGGAAGTTTAGTTCCATTGCATCATACTTAATCTTTTCCTTTAAAGGTTTTGAAAGTAGTTTGGGGATGGATTCCAAATCAATTTTATTCTCTTCACAAAAATGCATTACACTATCAATGTAATTCATATCCTCATTCCTGCGATAAATTTCTTCAATATCTTGAGAAACTTTTGCCTGAGAGTAAAACTTACTTTCTAGTTCCTTTTCTAACTCTGTGTTTTCTTTCTTCGGCATAATCTCTGAGTAGATTGGTAACATATAATAATTTCAAATCATAAGAACATTATATCAATAATTGTTATAATAGTCAAGCAAGTTTATCTTCAACAAACTTTTTGATATATTGAGTTAGTAATCTGATATATTTTGCTTTATTATACTCTTCATATACTTCGACCTCACCATTCTCACATGCCATAATAATTACGAATTTTTTTACAGATAGACCAGTGAGTTCATGAAGCATACATGCGTAAGCACAACATTGTACGAAATAGTTCTCAATCCAATCTCTTGGTTTGGGTTTCTTTGATGTTTTAAAGTCGATGATTGCTAGTTCACCATTATACTCAGCAATACAATCGACAGTGCCTGCAATCCCTAAGTACTCACTATATAGTGATCTTTCAAGAGCGTAAATATTATTTATATTTTTTAGTTTTTCTTTGGCAATCAAATATAAAAACTCTGAGAGTGGTTGAACAGACCCAGATGGCATTTCTTGATTTAAAAGAAAATTCTCCACAAGTGTGTGCATGTCTGTTCCACGACTTGTAGCTTTCCTTGTAATTTTATTTGCTTCATCTTCACCAACTCTCTTCCTCCACCTCGCAAAAGTTTCACGATTGAAGTGACTAGTAATTGATGTAACAGATACTAATTTAAGTGGACCATCGTGAGTTGGTACTGTATAGTACCTAACACCATCAATAGTTTCTCTAGATAGTTCTGGAAGATCAATATCAATATGGTTAAACATCATGAAAGGGGCATTTTTTTCTAATATCTTTATCAAATAAGATTTTATTCATAAATTTTTTATCGTCAGTTAGAATCATTCTTCTTTCATGCATTTCATACAATTCATCTGATTCTAAAGGATGACCATCTTCTAGATAATTTGATAGTTCTTTTTTTCTAAGAATAGGTTTATCATTCATATTATCTGTATAGAATCTAACTCTATACAATGGGTTTGACTGAATAATGGATACTGGTTTTTTTCTATCTAATATTTTTATTGCAAGAGAAGTGTTTCTTGGGTGACTAGCAATATTAAACCAACCTCCAACAGCAACAAAATTATTGTCAAGACTAGTTAACGGATGATCTAGATATTCAAACCACAAATATTCATTTTGGAAATCTGTCCAGATATAAGAGTTGGTGAAACTTAGTTGTATAACTGGTTGTTCTTTTCCAATATCTTTAACTTCAAATGAAATATATTCGTTTTCATATAATTCCTCGTTTTCGTAGTCGGATGGAGAAATTGTTTTATGAACATGTTTGTATAATGAATAATTAATTGTCCCGTCATCACCTATACTCATCTCAAAGTGTATAGGAGAGTATCCGACAAAAGTCCTATCCATCATATGTCCCCAAACAGGACACTCCGAATAAGAGTATCCTAAATGGTTTTCACGATTACTAAGTTCAATTATATTTTCACCATAGAATTGAAGAGGACTATAATATACGTTGTATTTCATAGAATGTTTAATTCATTTTTTGCAATAATATATTCCCTACAAAGACCAGAACGAACAATATCATCTGCATCAAATTCAATTACATCTACCGAAGGCATCTGTCCAAGAATTTTCATGAAATCTACAATTCCGTTCTTTTCATTAGTCTTCACAAGGTCACTTTGAGTAGCATCACCGCAGAACATAATCTTACAATTATCTCCTACCCTTGTAATTATACTATCAAGTTCGTGAAAATTCAAGTTTTGAAATTCATCGATAAGAAGTATTGCATTATCAAAGGTTGTTCCTCTGATGAATGATGTGCTCCAAAAACTAACAGTTCCTTGAGTCTTTAAGTTTCCATAAAGCATTTCAAATTCAGCATCAGAAGGCATTTGGAACATGTACTTAACCATGTTCTTATATGGAATCTGATACAGGTTTGACTTGTCGTCATGGTCACCAGGAAGGAAACCGATCTCTCGTGTTGCTACAAGAGATCTAATCACATATACTTTCTCATATGGTGTGAACTGATTTAGAACTTCTTTAATCGCATGATACAGGGTAATAAAGGTCTTACCTGTTCCTGCTGTTCCATATGCAACGATGTGCTTACCAGCTTTATATGATTCAAATAACTTTTTTTGATTATCAGTTAATGGTTCAATGTCTAAAAGGTGATCCGTATTGATTGGTTTCTTACCTTTAAGAGCTTGCCGATGATATTCTGAATTGATACCAACGTTATCATTGTTTCTTTTTCTTCTAGCCATATCAGATCTTTAAGTTTTGTGCTCCAGGTTGTTTTGATACTTTTGCAAGTACATCGTTCCATCCTGGTTTGGACTTTACAAGTTTGTCTTTCCACTCACCAATTTCACCAGATCCAGGACAAGTGGAAGGATCAGAATAATCACGAGTCCAATCGGGATTATCTTCTCTCCACTGGTCCCAGTCATGAACACTCATGACGACTTCTTTTTGTTCACCAGTTTTTGTATTAACTACAGGATAAGTTGCCATAATTATTTTGAATTGTAGAGGTATTTAGAGTTTAATCCAACGTTCGTTTGCAAGTGTCCATTCAACAACTTCTTTGATACGACCTCGGATATCCTTAGGTGTCCATCCCATTTGCTTCATTTTCTCACCAGAAAGTGCATAACGAAGATCGTGACCAGGACGTGCAGAGTGGAAATCAACCATCTCATACTTCAATTCTTTACCTTGAACATCAGCAATGATCTGTGCTAGTTCAAGGTTATTAAGTTCCTCAGCACCTACGATATTAAACTTAGGGCACTTAGCACCACCCCAGTTACTCTCAACTACAGGAGGTTGATCTAGAAGGAATAGAAGGGCACCTGCAACATCCTCAGCATGGATGTAATGCCGTGATCCAGGAATTGTTTTAGTGGGATCACTATGAATGGTAATAGGTTCTCCATCACGAATCCGTTTGATGCACATTGGAATGAACTTCTCTGGATGCTGTCGTTGTCCAAAGACATTCATCGTATGAGTAATATAAACAGGCAATCCATAAGTGTTTTCAAATGCAACTGCTAGTTCTTCACCACCAGCCTTGGTTGCACTATATGGATTAGTGGAATTGTAACGATCATTCTCACCATAGTTGATACCTTCAGGTGCAGAACCAAAAACTTCATCAGTACTGAAGTAAACAAATCTCTCAAGATTGTCAAGACTACGAGAATAGTCAAGGATGTTGCAAGTTGCCACAACATTATCCATGACAAATTCCATAGGATACTCAATGCTGCGATCGACGTGAGAACCAGCAGCAAGGTGAAGAACGTAGTCTACTTTACCAATATCAGCAGAAATCAGGGGATTTATTGCTGCTTTAAGATCATGGAATACTACTTTGACCCTAGCACGATCTTCAGCAGAAAAATCTTTCAGTACATCTTGAAGACGATTCAGATTTCCACTGAAGTCTAGACGATCAAGTGTAACAACTTCCCAATCAGTATTCTTAAGAATCTGAGAGATAAGGTGGTGTGCAATAAATCCTGCTCCACCAGTAATTAAGGCTCTTTTCATTTTTTGTTCGTTACTCCTATCAATTATAACTCATTAAATTTTCTTTTGCAACTTCGTATTCAATCTCAGCCTTTAAAGTTTTAAGATTGTATCTTGGACCAAGATAAGTTGTTTCCATTTTTTTAGGTCTCCAATCTTCATCATCGCAGAATTCATTCATATAATAATGCATTGCTATTCCATATGCTTGACACCCATCTCCTGCAATGGGGTCAATAAACACATTTAGATCTGGGAATTCTTTTTTTATACAAGAGTTGGCACAAATATTAAGAGCAACTCCTCCAGAAAATACTAAATTTTTCGTATCTGGAGATTTCTCCATAATCATTCTAACTCTTTTGAGAATTGCTTCTTCGGCGCATTTTTGCATTTTATATGCAATATCTGCTTTCTTTTGGAAATCACCATCATGCTTCATGATAGGATAATTCAATAAATTAATAGCTCTATGACTATGAAATAGATTCATATTAGCATACAATTTATTGTCAAAAGTAAACTCTGGAAGATCTGGATTATAATTTCCATATGCAGCAAGACCCATTGTCTTTCCACATTCATCTCTATACCAACCAAGATGTCTTGTTATAGTTCCATACATGATACCAATATCATATGCAGAATTTACATCAAGGCTTTCTTCACTATAGAATAATTCAATAAATTCATCAGGGAATTGATATGTACAAAATTCGTGAGATGATGGAATTGGAAGAAGATAACTCTTATAATGTTGATTTATATCTCGACCAGATGCCTCATATATTGTTGTTGTTTCCAAGAACATTACATTTGCAAATGCTCTTTCTAGATTTTCAATTTGTTCATCACTAATTTTAGTATTCTTAAGCATCTTACCAAATATTTGATGGATTCTATGATCTGCTCCCCATCCATCCATTACTAAACAAATCGATTCATCAAATCCAGATGCATAATATCCAGAAGCAGCATGAAATAAATGATGATCCCAAATATCAAGTGTATATGGAATATTATCCATTCGATACTTCAAGAGTATTGATTTTAATATTTCTATTGCTTCGTCACTTCCATTGGCAATTATAATATGATCAATTCCATATCTTTCATGAAACTCAAAAACTCTTTTGACAGAAAAGATAATATTGTTATCATTCTTGATTCCAGTTTGCCTATCTTCTAAAAGATATTCATATACCTCACCATCTTTTAATATGCACGATGCAACATCGTGTCCAGCTAAGGAAAAAGCTACTAAATTCATTTTACTACCAGCATTTTAAGATCGGGAAAATAAACATAATACATTTCAGAATTTTTCAAAGTCCAAATACATTGTTTTATATTCTCTACAATTGCTTGACGAGACAAATTGAAAGACGTATTTAATACCAAAGGAACTTTTGTTTCATTATAAAAACTTTTTATCAAATTATAATAGTGATAATTATCTTTTTGGTTTACAGTTTGTATCCTACACGTTCCGTCAACGTGAACAACACTGGGAATGAGTTTCCTTTTTTCTACTTTTGTGTCTAAGTTGAAGGTCATGAAAGGAGAACTTTTAAGACCTATCATATCAAACCATTCATGAGCATGTTCTTCCAACACACTTGCCGCAAATGGTCTGAAACTTTCTCTCTTTTTTACTTTATTTACAATATCCTTTCCATTAGAAATTCTTGGATCAAAAATAATAGATCTATTGCCTAATGCTCTTGGTCCAATTTCAGATCTTCCTTGAAATATTGCTCCTATTTTTTTATCTAGTAAAAGTTCTACTACATTTTCATAGGTCACATCATATTTTATTTGCATAAATTAAGGTCCAAAGTAAATGTTTTCAAATGGTTTTTTATCTTTGCTTCTTGTAAAATTATACCAAAAATATTTAGCTGCTCCAATTGCAGTGCCAGAATCATGAGGAATTGGGTCAATAAAAAATTCTACGTCAGGAAATACCTCAGTATACTTATAATTATTAACACAATTCATAAAATAACCACCAGACAATACAATTTTCTTTTTCTTAGTAGTTATTAATGCTCTATTGATTAATCTACAAGTATGAATGAATGTTTCTTTTTGAAGTTTTTGTGCAAGAGCAGCACAAATATAGAAATTAATATCTGGTTTATCTAATGAAACATCAATTTTTTTAGTTTTTATTAAATCCCTAATTGATTCCTCAAGACCTGGGCGGGTAATCCATTCATCATCATACTTTACAAACCAATCTTCAGTAAATACTTCATATCTCTTCAAGTAGTCTTTAACAACACTAAAGTTAATCTGTGGGTTTTTTGATTTTAAAAAGTGACCAGATAAACCCATAACTTTTCCAGCTGGAGTTCCCTTATCAAACTTCATTCCAAGAATGTGTGCTAAGAATGTAAATGAATCTCCACAACTTCTTGTACGAGAGAAAATTTCAGTATCAGATTTTTTCCAGAAAATAAATTCTTCATCACCATCCCCCAAATCATCTAGGAGTGAATAGTGCCCATACTTTTGTTCTATACCATCATAGGAGCAATCATAAATTGTTTCAACTTCTCTAAAAGGAAAATCTATTGGAACATTTTTTGAAGTAAAACTTTCCCTATATTCAGTATCATATGCACCACCACCATCCATCACTAAAGCAGCAGCATCATCAAATCCAGATGCATAAAATGCATTACATGCATGATAAATGTGATGATTTTCTGAATAAAATACTGACGTTTTAAACTTAATATTGTTCCTTGTTAACTCATCAATAACACATCTTCGAATATGTTCATCAACATCAATAGGATCTCTACCATATGATGAAAATATTACATAGTCTACTTCTGAAGTATATTTTTTAATTGATGAAATTTGGTGAGAGAATTCAGTGGTTAGTTTACCATTGACGATTTTTGGTAGTCCATAACCCATATCAGTTTTCTTTACACCAGAAATTCTATCACTTTCAATGTAATAAACTATTTCACCATCCTTTAAAAGACACGCAGATGCTTCATGAGATATGTTTATTCCTAAAATATACATTACCTTACTCCTTGTTTTCTGCGTAGATTAAAGTTTTTTTCTCTGGAAGATAAAGATATTCAAATTTAGAATTTTGAATAGTATTAAGTGCTTCTTTTAAAGTATTGATGATTGGTTTCCCTCCAAGATTAAATGAAGTGTTACCAATTATCGGTATACCTGTCAATTTTTTATATGCTTTTATCAAATTGTAATAGTGATAGTTATCACTACTTTTTACTGTTTGTACTCTACAAGTATTATTTTCATGAACAATTGGTGCTATTTTTTCTACACTATCTTCCTTTACGGGAACTGCATACACCATAAAGGGGGATTCATTTACATGGTTAGCATTAAACCACTGATGAAAATTTTCATGTAGTACAGAAGCAGCAACAGGTCTATACCATTCTCTACCTTTCATTCTATTAATAATATGATTCATACCATCAGTTGATGGATTGAAAAGAAAAGACCTATTACCAAGAGCTCTAGGTCCACCTTCATCTTTTCCTTGATATATTGCTACAATATTATTTCTCTGAATAAGCTTTGCAATATGATCATAATCAATATCTGAAATTACTTTCATTTTTGAACTCTTTTGTATAATTTATTTATTATGTTCTGTCCATCCGAGAGCACTTGAGATAGTTGGAAACTGACCAGCAAAAATACATTGACACTCTTTTGCAATATCCATATGTTCCTTTTGTGTTCCGTTAGCAGATCTCAAATCAATATAATGCATCCAAGAACGAAGTGATCCACTCATGTAAATACGAGTCGGTGTTGCAAGTGGAAGTACCATACGAGCACACTCTTTGGCAATACCCATCTCTAGCATGTGCTTGTAGATGTCCATACCACTCTGGAAGTGTCTCTGAATAGTGATCTCAAGTTCCTGTTGAATAGAAGGATCAACATCGTCAATACTATTCTGACGATTCTTTGTATCCTGACGACGAAGTTCAAACAGAGGAATTTGTTCTGCTAACAAAGAAGAGTCTGCATATCGTTGTGAAAACTCTTGGAATGTGAACGAACGATGACGCAGTATTTGAGCTGCAATAGCTCTAGTAGTATTAATCTCTAGAGTCATAAATGCTTGCTCAAAGATACTCCAGTGCTTATGTTTAATACAATATGCAAGAAGTTTTGCACTATTCTCGTTCTCTTGATTTGCAGGATTACTTACCCTAGCACAATAAGCAATATTTTTCTCCGCATCAGGAGTAACAGAAATTAGTTTAACGTTCATTTACAATCCTCACCTTTTTTATACTGTTTGCGACATTTTTTTAGTTCTTTGAGTTCTTCTTTGATCTCTTGGTATGATTGTTCTGGAGTAATCTTACGGGACATCTCCATAGCAATGATCACATCAACACGTGTGCCGAAGTGTTTCAATGCTTCTTCGAAACAATTTAATTCTTCGTACATAGATTTTCCTCAGTCTGGGTAACCATCATCATCATCAATGAAAACTTCATCATAATCCGTAATTTCTGGATAACTTTTTTGTAGATATGCTTCGGGTTCCGAATATACTTCAGACTTCAAACTTTCTAAAAGAAGTTCAAGATTTCTGATGATCAATTTTAGTTTTTCTCTTTCCATGATACAGAATCTACTAGTCTAATTATACACAAAAAAAGAGGGGTGGTCAACCCCTCCTATTGAAAATAGGTTGTACGGATAACATATCCTCAAACCACTCTCGCAAGTGTATCCGATAACAAGACCAGTACCTACACCCTCTATAAGTTAGTTGATAGCAGGCAGGTGGTCTGTTATCTTTATCCATATCATCGTGATGATATGTGTAGTCTTCCATTACTTCACCTTTGCTGGGCAGTGACCTGCCATACAAAGTTGAGCATTATGTAGTTTAGTTTCTTTGACTTGCTTTGCCTTGATGACAGAGAGCCAGTTAGGTGAAACTACTTTCTTCATTTGATAACCTCCTTGGTTTCTTCGTGCTTGATACCACGATAAGTTTCGACGAAGGTTCTCATTTCAGTTGCTTTCTTTTCGTTAGGATTATAAGAAACACCACGATAAGAAGTACTGTTGCTGTAAAGATTGAGAAGATTCATTGGTTTTCTCCTGAAATACTAGGGTGAATTTAATCTCCCGTTCCTTCAGTCGTGTGCGTCCTTGCTATCAAAACAATGAGGATCTGTATGATTCATCCAGTGGATGAGAAGATCAGATTTCTCAAAGGGAGTGAAAAGAGATGTCTCTTCCAATCCTTGCTTCAACCATTCATAGTCTTCACAGCGAAGATAATTCTCCACTGGGACATGACTAAAAAAGATGAGTGCTAATGATAACATAGGA